AGAAGATAAGGAGTTTGAAGCCATTTACACTGGTATTACTGACAATTAATTGAATATACCGAGCGGTAATAAATTGATTGGATTCCAGGAATTTGATTGAAATATTACCGCTCAGTAACAATTATATTCTTTTAGTTTTTTCTCTTAGTCTATAAAATTCTGGATATTTGGAATTATCAAGTCTTTTTCTAATACTAATTCCAATATAAAATTGTTGGGCTTCTCCCACAGAATTAAATTTGATACCTTCGCACATAACTGGACAAGAATTAGACTTTTTTATAGATAAATGAAATTTTTCTGATTGTTTTTTACCTAACATTCCATATGAAGCATAATCATTTGATATTTTATTTTTATGCATAATACTCATAGATTTTTTAAAATTGGGAGAACTAGAAGTGTCACCACCATCGCCGCCTTTTGTCATATTATATTTTGGTGATAGTGTTTTTATATAATGTATTTCTTTTTCATTCAATAATATATTAGTATTAACTTGTTCTAATATGGAAATCGTAAAATTACTTTCTCCGTATTTTCTCATAGCTCTATACAAATATGTTTGACAATTTAATTTAAATGCATTATACTTATGTTTGTAATATCGTTTTTCTATTGGATGTATTGTTTTTCCAATATAGAAATCTGATGTTATTATATTTGTGATTTGATAAATAAACATGCTGATACTCCTTGAAAGTGTTAGAGTGTATGCGGTCTGAACACCGGCGATACACATCTATTTATAATGGAGAAATTTATATTATGGCAGTAAACGACCAAATACTCTGGACCGAACGGTACAGACCTCGTAAGGTAGAAGATTGTATTCTACCAGAATCAATTAAGGCAAGTTTTCAACAATATGTAAACGCCAAAGAAATCCCCAATCTCTTACTTACTGGTACTGCTGGTGTAGGTAAAACTACAATCGCTAAAGCTTTATGTAATGAGGTTGGTTGTGATTTTCTTGTTATGAACGGTTCCGATGAAAATAGTGTTGATGATGTTCGTGTAAAGATTAAAAACTACGCATCATCTGTTTCATTAATGGGCGGCCGTAAGGTAATTATCATAGATGAAGCCGATTACCTCTCCACTAATGCGCAGGCCGCTCTCCGAGGCGCCATTGAAGAATTCGCAGTAAACTGTTCATTTATTTTCACATGTAACTTTAAAAACAAACTTCTGGATGCAATCCATTCTCGTTGTTCTGTTATTGACTTCAGGATTCAAGCAAGTCAAAAACAACAAATGGCAATTCAATTCTTCAAACGTGTTGAATGGATTTTACAACAAGAAAATATCACATATGATAAACCTGTTGTAGCTGCAATCATCACAAAATATCTACCAGATAATCGTAGAATTTTAAATGAACTTCAAAGATATTCTGCTTCTGGTACAATTGACAAAGGCATTTTAACTCAAGTTGCTGATGTTGAAATCGATAAATTAATTGGATTGATTAAAACTAAAGATTTTGCAAATGCTCGTAAATGGGTAGCACAAGCAGACATTGATGCCTCTACTGTATTTCGAGGAATTTATGATTGTATGTATGATAAAATTCATGCAAATTCTATTCCACAAGCAGTTTTAGTTTTAGCAAAATATCAATATCAAGCAGCCTTTTCGGCTGATGCTGAAATCAATTTAATGGCATGTTTAGTTGAATTGATGATGGATTGTGCATTCCTATGAACCATAAAGAAAAAATGGGAGAATTAGGATTACTTGGTGAAAAAATTATCATGAACTATTTAAGTGCTAAAGGATATATTGTACACCAATCTATTGATAAATATGATTCCGAAAAAGATATTTTGGTTAATGGTCAAAAGGTTGAAGTAAAAACTCAAGTTCCATTTATTATAGAAAATTCATTCACTATACTTCCAACACAACTTACCAAATGTAGGAATGTATCGTTTTTATATTTTATAAGCGTACCTGCAAATACAATGGCAGACAAATGGGCTGGTTGGATTTTTGAAGTAAATCCTAAAACATTTGTAACAAAAACTAGAAAAACAAAAGATGGTCGTAATATGATTTTAATTCCTAGAAATCAAGAAGCAGTAAAACCAGTTGAAAAACTTGATGAAAATACAATTAAACATTTGATAACATATACAGTATCGGAGTATTAATGGCCGATTTATTCAAAGAAATTATACCTGCAATCTTGCAGACCAAAAAGAATGTATTATTATCCGACCAAGATATTAAAGATTATGTTCCGTTTATTGTCAATCGTGCATTATCATATCACATGGATTGTATTTTATATGCAAATCAGATTAATTTAAATCATTTTCTGGACAAGGACATACAGAACCAGTATCTACTAAATACCATTAAGCCAATGAAAAGAAAGTTTCAATCGTGGGCAAAAAAGGATAATATAAAAGATATTGAGTGCATTAAAGAATATTTTGGTTATTCCAATGAGAAGGCTAAACAAGCGTTAAGAATTCTCTCCACAGACGAAATCACTTACATAAAAGAAAAAACCAATAAAGGTGGAGTGACCAAATAATGATAACAATTGCAGATTTAGTAGAAATAAAATTAATAGATGAGGATTCTTTTCTTAAAGTGAGAGAAACTTTAACCCGTATTGGGGTTGCATCAAAGAAAGATAATACACTATACCAATCTTGCCACATATTACATAAACGTGGCATATATTATATTGTGCATTTTAAAGAAATGTTTGCCTTAGATGGTAAACCTACTGACCTATCAGAAAATGATATTGCTAGACGAAACACAATTGCCAACCTATTACAAGATTGGGAATTAATTAAAGTTGTAGAACCTACGAGAACAGTAGAACCTATTGTTTCTATTTCTCAAATTAAAATTCTACCACACAAAGAAAAAGATGAATGGAATTTGGTTTCAAAATATAACATAGGAAAGAAACCAGTAACTAAAAATTATAATGAGTAGGACAAAATATGATAACATTAATCGGACATGGTTACGTTGGTAACTATATTGGCCAAGAATTAGCACATCAAAAAATTAAATTTAATTGGATTTCACATCTTGATGATATTCCTCTTAATACTGATTTTATTATTAATGCCGCCGGATTTACTGGCGTTCCTAATGTAGATGCTTGTGAAGTTCACAAAGATGAAACCATTGAAGGTAATGTATTATTTCCAATAGAATTGGAACAAAGATGTTTTGAAGTGCCTATTTTACATATATCTAGTGGATGCGTTTATACGGGATATGTTGATGGTGGTTGGTTAGAAGATGATGTTCCAAATTTTACATTTGATAATGCTTCATTTTACAGTGCATCTAAAGCTTTATTTCAAGATTTATTAACCCCATATTTAAATCGGTCATACTTGTTTAGAATTCGTATGCCATTTGGTCCGGATAATAGTCCAAAAAATTTATTAGTAAAATTAAAAAATTATGATAAATTAATTGATAAATTAAATAGTTTAAGTCAAGTTGAAGATGTTGCAAAGGCTGCCGTTTATTTTGCATTAAATAGACCACCACCTGGCATATATAATGCTGTAAATCCTAATGGTGTATACACTCATGAAATTACTCAGTTGATGAAATTAAATAAATTATGGATGTCTGATGCAGAGTTTAATGATATAATAGTAGCACCAAGAAGTAATTGTGTATTAAATTCCGACAAAATGCAAAAGGTTTTTAAGTTTAGAACAGCACAAGAAGCATTAATTGAAACTATTTCATCAAATATATTCAAATAGTTGCTAAAAACGTAAAAAAAATGGATAAATAAATAACAAATTGCTTGACAAAGGCATATATACCATGTATAATGGTTTTTAAATTAAGTAAAAGAAGAAACAAAAAATGATATTAACAATGAACACCACACTAACGAGTAAACAGTTGCCGGCATTACGCTGTGAGCATGGCTTTATTTCGCCTGTGGCCTCATGGAATTATAATAAGGCCGAGGATTGGGAATTTTGAATTAGATAGATTTAGATAGAATTCAATAAAGACCCAGTCCAAACAGACTGGGTTTTTTGTTTTATAAGTGTCAAAAAATAATGCTTGCCAAATTATCAAAATAGTGTATAATAGACACAAGTTAAGAAATTAAGTAATACCTGCTCATTAACAATTTAGATGTAATATATCCCGTTAGTTTATCGGTTAGAACAATTGGTTTTCATCCAATTAAGAGCGGTTCGACTCCGCTACGGGATACCATATTAAAACACATTAACCGTTTCTTGTGCCAAGTTAGCTCTGGCCGTTAAACCAAGAATTTAGTGTGTTTTAATATGGTTTTATGAGGTATCGGGGACGTGGGAGTGTCTCGGCTGGCTGTAACCCAGTTGCTCTATAGCTTAGTAGGTTCGAATCCTACATGCCTCACCAGTTTTGTAGACAAACCGATTGGTATCGGAGCTTACTTCAGAAGAGGTAGGTCAAGTTCGCTACTTGAAGGGTTCAATTCCCCTCTACAAATTAGTTTTGGGAGTATAGTATAACGGTTTATTACATCCGGCTTTTAACCGGTCTATCAAGGTTCGATTCCTTGTACTCCCACCAGTATTATGGCGGTTAAATCGAGAAGTTCAGATATCACTCTTTGAAAGTGAGTAGGGTGGAGCATTACCATCAACCGCTGCCAAGTTTTACGGAAGGTTGTCTTGCCGGGGATGCAAGCCATGTTTTGAACACATGTGGAGCCGAAAGGCCAGGGTTTCGATTACGCCATCCTTCCGCCAGTTTTAATTGTTAATGGAGAATTGATACATGAAGCAAAACAAGCAAGTTGAGTAAAATGTATCACATAATATACAATCTATATGAAATGTATATTATGAGTAACGATTTGGAAGAAAGCCGTAACAATAAGTATTCGAGGTTAGGAGAGTACGGCAAACCGTCCGAGTTTGAGTAGAAATACTCTAAGCAAAGTAGTTAATGCGTTATGAAGAATGTCCGTCAGAGTGTTCCAAAATACTACATCTGACACCTATCTGGAAGTTTATCTAGTCTGGGAAACTAGCGATGTTTGCTAAACATTAGGAGCCCGCACGGGCCGAGGGTTCGATTCCCTAAACTTCCGCCCTTGAGTTAATGTTGAGACTCGAACTTTTATAAATAGTAGTATGGATAAAACATATTACACAATTTATAAAATAACAAACAAGATTGATGGCAAATTTTATATTGGAAGCCATAAGACCAAAAATCTTGACGACAACTATATGGGTTCAGGTAAATATCTGAAATATGCCCAGGAGAAATATGGTATAGATAATTTTGAAAAAGAAATTCTATTCATATTTGAAACGCCTGAAGATATGTATGACAAAGAAGCTGAATTGGTTAATGAGGAATTCATTGCTACTGAAAATACTTACAATTTAAAAGTAGGTGGGTTTGGCGGATTTGATTATATTAATTCTAATATAACAATGGAACAACGAACAAATATATCTAATTCTAGTAAAAGATTTTCAGGTAAAACCCACACTGAACAGTCTAAGCAAATTATGAGTAACCGTAAAAT